ATCACCCGGAAGAGCGATTGATCGCGCTGGAACGATGAGACCATCCCGGTCCCGTCATTGTAGGCAGCGACGTCGCTCGCATCGACCACGACGTTATACGTGTCGGCAATGACAAAATCGGCCATGTCGCAGAAGTAAATCTCGCTCCCCTTGGTGTTGGCGCCGACCGACAGGTTCGTCGGCAACTGTTGGGTGAGCTTGAGCGGGTAGCCTTCCCACCGCCCGGCCTCGATCTCGTCCTTGAAGTAAAAGCCGCCGACCTGATCGCGCGCCGTGGCGATGAAGCGCGCGGTGGTCGGTGCCATGAACCACGTCGGGCGGATCATGCGCGACATGCCGTTTTGCAGTGCCAGGATGGCAGCGGACGCGGCCCCAAGGATCGCGGTCAACTGGTCCCCTGGTGCGGGCGAGGCTGGCATCGCGGGGATGCTGATCACGTTGGCTGGCAGCGCGAGCGCGCGCATCCCGCGTGGTCCCTTGTCGGTGCCATCACCCCGCAAGAAAGCGAGGTCCTCGCGCCGTGCGACGGTCTGCACAAGGTCGTCGCGTACCACTTCCTCGACCCCGATCGGCGCGCGGCGAATGAGGTCATTCGACACGGGCACCATCGCGGTCAGCTTGCGCGCGACGAAATTGACGTCGTCGAAACGCTCTTGGCTGATCGTGATGTCGTCGAGTTCGTTCTGATAGGCAGCGGTGGCACCGCCAGCGAGGCGCGGAATGGTCAGGTTGCCCATGGGCATTCCGACTTCCATCGGGCTTGCACCACGCACGGCGGTCAGTGCGCGCAAGAGTTCGATCAGGTCCGCCATGAAGTCTTGCGGGATCAGCGCGCCGCCTTCGCCGGTCACGCCCGTGTTGAGCGCGCGAGCGACCACATCATCGCCGAATCGATTGTTGATAAACTCGGCGGCCTTTTCCCAGGTGGTCTTGTGATAGCTGCGGTGCATCAGGCCGATCACAAAGCGCGCGGCGCGAATGCCGCGCTTCTCGCGCAAGCCCTTGAATGGATCGCGCCTCGCGGTGCCCGGGGTGCGGGTGCGGGTGCGGAAACCACCGTTGCCACGGCGGCCTTTGTCCTCGCGATCGTCGTCGTCGTCGCCTTTGTCCTCGTCGTCGTCGTCATCACCGCCCCCGCCCCCTGGTGCATCGGTGGCCAGCGCGGCCTCGGCCGCCATGGCGGTTTCAATCCTGGTCAACCGCGCGTCGAGCGCACCAAGCGCCGAGCGAAGCTCGTCGAATGCGTTCGATTGTTCCTCGTCGAGCGGTGTGTCGTCGGTTTCCTTGTCGATGATGGCTTGCATCTTTGCGACGATCTCGGCGCGCCGACGCTGCAGTTCCCTGCGTCTCTCTGAAAGGCCCATGTTGCTTGTGTTCCTTGTATATGCGGATGTATGTCAGCCCATCGCTTGGGCGAGTTGGAGCGCGCGTCGGCGGCGTGCCCTGGCTCTTGCTTGTTCTTCGTTAAAGCCGGTGATCTCTTCGCCGCTTTCCGGCTGCGGCATGGCGATCGCTGGTTCAATCAGCGCCTCGGGATTGGCTGGCACGGTGACGACCGAGAACTCGACGAGTTCCTGTGCCTGAAAGTCGATGCCAGGAAACCAGTCGTCGGCGCCGCGTGCGGGGTCTGTCGTAAAATCCCATTTTGTGGGGCGAAATCCCACGGAGGTTGCGTGCAAGAACCCCTCTTGCGCGAGCCGATATACCGATTCGGCGAATGCGCCGCCTTCGGGCAGATCGGCGGGGATAAACTCGACCGACGCCTTAAGCGCATCACCGTCGAGGCCCACATCGAACGCGCGGCCGATCGGCAACAGGCTGGTGTCGTGGCCCCACAGCACCACCGGGTTGCGGGTGAAGTTGGCGAGGTCCCACCCTGCGACGCTGATCATGTCATTCTCGCGATCACAGCACCCGGTCGAGATCGTGAATCGCAGCGAGCGCAACACGCCTCGGATCGGCTCGGCTGGCGCGAGCATTTGTTTCCGGATGCCGAAGCCAAGCGCTTGCGCGGTCTTGGTCTTGGCAAGCGCTTTCCAGGCTCGCGCGCTAACCAGTTGCATCGGTGCCCTCCGGTTTCGGCTTGGGTGCGTCATCGCTGGGTGCGTCACTGCCGACCTTGGGCGGCGTGGTGGTTTGCGCGAGATTGGCCCCCGGCACGGCGGTGTTGAGCGGCACGCGATATTCATCGCCAGTGCCATCGGTGATCGGGTCGAGGTTCTCTTTCGCGCGCACCTCGTTGCGGTTTAGCCAGCCGTTGAGGGTGCCAATCTGATAGGCTTCGTACCGCGTCTTGAGGTCGCCGCGTGTCATGTCGTCGAAATCGAAGCCGCACTCCATCGTGTCGCGTTCGTCCTCGAATAGCAGGTGATGGTCGAATAATTCCTTGATCGACTGCGCCGTCGGCTTGAGCGCGCTGTCGACGTATTGCTGATTCTGTTGCTCGATATTGTTCAAGGTCGCCTTATCAAGCTCGCCCAGGCGATGTGGTGGCACGCCGTAGATACGGCAGATATCGACCACCTGGAATCGCCGGGTTTCGAGGAATTGACTGTCTTCATTGGTCATGGCGATTTTCTCGAACGAGCCGCCCTCTTCGAGTACCGCGACCTTATGCGCGTTCTGCACACCCGCGTGCGTCTCGCGCCAACTGTTGGCGATCCTGTCGCTGGCCTCTTTGGTCAACGTGTGCGGAAACTTGATCACGCCGGAGATTTGGCCGCCCTGGCGGAACAGAATGCCGCCATGCTGTTGCGTCGCCAGCGCGAGCCCGATCACGTCTTGCGAGATCGCGATCGGCGACACGCCCATGTAGCCATCCATCGACATATTTTTCAGGTGCATCATGTCGTCGGGCGGCACGACGAGGCCGTAACCGAGACGACGCGAGTTGATGCGGTACCAAAGTTCACCGTCTTCCGACAACATGATCGTGACGCGATCGGGTGCCACCGGCACCAGTTCAATCGGGTTGCCCGCGCGGTCGCGCTCAACAACGGTAAAGGCGTTGCCGCGCATACACAGCGACGAGACGACATAGCCCTGATACTCGAACCATGTTTGCCAGCGGTTGGGCCTGCGGAACAGCTTGGTCAGCGGGTGTTGCATGTCGAGCCGCGTACCGCCCCCTGGCAGGTGGCGACGCACGAACGGCTTTAGCATCGCGATATCCTGCGACACGGCTCGCACGCACGCGTAAACCGCCGCCGACTGCAACGCGGTGAACGGCGTCACCGGGACGCCCGTGTTGCTCGCGTAGCCGCCGAGTGCCGCATACAGCATCGGTTGCGGCCAGCCGAGCCCGCCAAGCGTCGAGGTCACCGCACCGTCGGCCTTCTCGACCGCTGGCATGGCAAACCGCGGTTCCCGCGCGGTGCCCTGCAACGCGCCGTAGGGGCGCTGACTCATGTGGCGACGACCGCGTTCGAGACTGGCGCAGGTGTCGAGCCGACCGCATTGGTCGCTGTCACGACACACGTAAAGCTGTTGCCGACGTCGCCAGCCTGCACCGCGTAGGTTGGCGAGTTCGTGCCGATCGGCGTCACCCCGCTGCGCCACTGGTAAGCATAGCTCGTCGGCTCATGGTCCCAATTGCCCATGGTGCAGTTGAGGTTCGTGCCAGTCTGCGACACGACCGGGATGTCGATGTTCACTGGCGCCGACGTCGGCCCCATGTCGAGCCATTGCACGTTGGGGCTGTTGGGATCGCCCAACACGAGGCCAGCATCGGCGGGCACTTCCGCGTGCGGCCCTATTTTCCACTCTGCCATGTCACCCCCTAAAAGGTCAGAAGCCCGCGCGTTTCGTATATACTGCGATGGGTCGGCACCATCGCGCGGCCGATCGCCATGATCAGCGCGACAGCGGCGTCGATCTTGTTCTCTGGTCGCGCCTTGCGTGGGTAGACGTTGCCGCGTGCGTCGAGGTGCCCGACGACGTTTCCGACGCACCACGCGAGCGGACCATTGCCGTCGTGCCGCAGGCGACCAGCGCGGATCGCGGCCTCCAACTCGAACGTCGGCGCCGAGAAACTTTGCGTGTTGCTGCGGAACTCTTGCACTGGCACCGAAGACGATTGCAGGCGTTGCGCAAGTTGCGTGGTGCGCCACGGGTCATACGCCATCGACAAGACGCGGAAGCGCTTGAACCATGCGATCGTGTCCTCTTCGATGGTGCCGAAATCGGTCTCGTCGCCGGGGGTGATGATCAACTCGTCGGCGGCGGCCCAGCCCGGATAGGACGGATTCCGCGCCTCCATCACCGCCGCTTCGTTGAGGTAGCAGCGGCAAAACACGGTGTAATGCGTGATGCCGTCGCGCACTTCTGGGAACACTGCGACCAGCGCGGCAAGGTCGGTCTTGCTGGCGAGATCGAGCG